AACTTAGCTAGAAAATTCTCTACAAGTCAACAAGCTTCTGGTGTTTTAGATATAAGAGATCTTATACAAGACGGAAGAATAGGTTTGACGAAAGCTGTGGATAGAATTGATTGGGAAAGAATGAATGAATCTGAAGATAAAGAACAAACAATGAAAAGCTTTTTATCAAAAAGAATTAGGGGTGCGATAAGAAGGTCAATAGATATTCATAGAGGTGATATACGTATACCTGAGCATAAGCTAAACGAAATACGTAGAAAAAATGGTTGCAATGTTTTTCAACTCAATATTCTTAAGTATTGATGATAAACCAAACAATGATGAGAATATGATATATCAAATACCAGACAAATCTGAGCCATACAATATGAACTTACTTAATATGTATTTAACTAGTTTATTAAAGAAACATTTAGATGACAGAGAATACAATGTATTAAGATTAAGTTATGGATTAGACTGTGAAAAGCACTCAGCAAAAGAAATAGCATCAATATTAAATATTGAAGGTAGCAGTTCTTATGTGAGAGTTTCACAACTAAAAAAGCAAGCGGTAAACAAATTAATAGAAAATGTAGACCACTCGCAAGTGCTTGATTATCTGTAAGAATTATATACATAGACCAATAAACCTTTTAATATGAAAGAATTAAACCAAAAGTTAGCAATAGTTCAGACTAAGCTAAAAACCAAGAAGACAAGCTATAACAGCTTTGGAAAATACTATTTCCGTAAAGCTGAAGATATTCTTGAAGCTGTCAAACCATTTCTAAGAGTTAATAGCTAACGACCCTGTTCCAACTTTACAATCAACAGCATCATTTTCAGATGGCGACAATGCTATACACGCAACAGCTATAGTAGGTGTAGACCTTGATCAGAAAGGTATGCAGACTGCTCAGCAGTTCGGTGCTGCGTCTTCATATGGAAAGAAGTATGCGTTGGGCAATTTGTTTTTGATAGATGATACAGCTGATGCTGATAGCACCAACAATCATAAATCAAAAGCTGTTAATAAAATTAAAACAGCAGCTAAGCCAAGTATAACAGGTAAACAAATGGCACAAGCAAAAGATTATATAGCAGCAGGTGGCAAGCTTGATGCTATAGAAACTAAATATAAATTGACAGATGAACAAAGAAAAGATCTTACAAAGACTCTGTAACGATGAAGATTATTATGGTAAATTTGGTAACAAGTTTTTATCCAACTCACACGTTGGTAAGTTATTAAAAGACCCATTAAATGCTTTTGAACCTAGTAAGCCATCACCAGCGTTTTTAGTTGGAGGTTATTTTCATACTTGTATTTTAGAGCCAAACAAGCTAGATAAATACAAAGTTGTAAAATCATCAACTAGAAACACTAAAGCTTACAAGGACGTTTCAGGAGGAGAACTATGTCTATTACAACACGAGGTAGATGCTATAGAACTAATGAGAGAGAAAGTTATGGAAAATGATATATGTAGAGACCTTATTAAACTAGGTAACGTCGAGTACGAAAAACCTATGGTTACTAAGTTTCAGTGGTCAGCTAGTAAGTTTAATTACGATAGTCAAGCTTATATTTATAGTAAACTATTTGGCTATGAATTTTTATTTATAGTTATAGACAAGAACACTAATCAAATAGGTATGTTCGACTGTTCTCCACAGTTTTATGAAAGAGGGGAAGAAAAGGTGCGTAAAGCAAGCGAAGCTTATGACTTGTTTTATAAGACCAAGGTAATTTAATATTATGGCAAGAAAAAGAAAAATTCAAACTAAAATTTGTAGCGTAACAGGATTAGAAACTAATGTAAACAATTTTTATGCAAATCAAAATCACGTAAAAGCTGTTGATAACATGAGAAGAAATACTAATGCTACTAAAGAACAAATAGCAAGAATGTTTAACCAAATTAATCAATACGCATAATATGGCAAGTATAATTAGTTGTAGTAGAGCAAACCAAAGAAGAAAGGGATGCTAAAGTAGAAAAGACTTATTTAGGAAATGTAAAAGTAGTATGGACCAATGGTACGAACGTAGATGTAGCTCCACGAGATGAAGCTCAAGCTGCTCCAGCTATGCCACAAGCACAGGCTGCACCAGTAGAAGACGATCTACCATTTTAATAATTAATTAATGGCAGTAGAAAATAGAGAGATTAATGGATTCTTGATTGACCAGTTCAATCAACATAACTTAGAAACAGGGAAAAAGCAGGGCATATGTCCTCTTTGCTCGCACACTAGGAAACCTAAGAATCAAAAGCTTAAATGTGCTTCTTATGATTGGGAACGTGGTCTCGGGACATGTCATAACTGTAACACATCATTTCAATTACATACCTATCAAAGAAAAGGTAGCTCTGAAAAAACATATGTTAAACCTATTAATAAAATAGAAGACTATAACATAACTGGTGACCCAGAGCAGAAAGTTTTGAAATGGTTTAAAACTAGAGGAATATCAGCTCAGACTCTTATCGACTTACAAGTCGGTGAGGGTACTGAGTGGATGCCTCAAACTCAGAAAGAAGAAAATACAATTAAGTTTAACTATATGATGGGCGGTGAGCTTATCAATATTAAATACCGTGATGGTAGAAAAAACTTTAAACTGTATAAAGGCGCTGAGAAGATATTTTATAATATCGATAGTATAGTTGGATATGACTCATGTATAATTGTTGAAGGTGAAATGGATGTGTTAGCATTACACGAAGCTGGTATACCAAACGCTATATCAGTTCCTAACGGTGCTACATTGAATAGTAATAATTTAGATTACCTAGATAATTGTATAGACTATTTTGAAGATAAGGAGAAAGTTATTTTAGCAGTTGATAATGACGAAGCAGGCAATGCTTTGAAGCAAGAATTAATACGTAGGCTTGGTGCTGAGGTATGTTATCTTGTAGATTTTGCAGACTGTAAAGACGCTAACGAGTACTTAACTAAACATGGTAAAGATGCTTTGCAAAGTGCTATACACACATGCAAGCCTGTACCATTAGAAGGTGTAAGTACACTTTATGATATAGAAGATGAACTTAAAGACTTTGTTAAAAACGGTTTTAAACCTGGGTATCAAGTCGGGCTCGAAAACTTCGACAAAATATTCAGTACATACACAAGTCAGTTTATTACTGTTACTGGCATACCTAGTAGCGGTAAGTCTGATTGTAGGTTATAATCAGAACTACGGTTGGAAAACAGCCTTCGCTAGTCCTGAAAACCAACCAACATACCTACATGCTCACAAACTAATGAGGAAGGTTTGGCAAGATATGCCTAGGCCTTCTGATATTGGTGGTGACTCATGGAATCGTGTAGCAGATCATGTTAATGATAATTTCTTTTTTATTGATATGGACAGATATACCTTAGACGCTGTGCTGAAAAAAGGTGCTGAGCTAGTTAAAAGAAAAGGTATTAAATGTTTAGTTATAGATCCGTTTAATAAAATAAGAGATATAAATGCAGGAACAGATGATGTAAATCGTTACACAATGGAATACTTAACCAAGATAGAAACGTTTTGTAAGAAATATGATGTGTTAACTTTTATAGTAGCCCATCCCACTAAAATGTATAGAGATTCAAAACTTAGGTGAGAACCAAGCTGAGGCTCATTTTAAATGGGAACCAAAGTCAGGTTGTTTTATACCTCAAATAGTAGACACAATAGTAGAAGATGCCTTACCCTGGGAAAGTTAAAAAGTACATGGGTGAATGTCCTTGGGCTACAGATCCTGAATGTGTAAAAGCACATTTGTGGTGTTTTAAAAATAATATATTTATAACACCAGTAGAAACAGGATATAGAAACAGGATGTGGAATCTTGAAATAAAACTAGGTAGAAAAACATTTAAAAGTCCTGAAGCTTATGGACCAACAGATGTTTGGGAAAAGATGTACGAATTTTATAAATACTATTATAATAAATATGAGAAAAAGATTTGAAAATGCGAATCAAGCTTATGAAGCATTGTTAGATGAAATACTTATGGAAGGTATTCCGTTTGACGATACTAAAGCTTTATTCAATGTGGGTTTATATATAGACAACCCACTCGATAACCATATAACAAACAGAGAGCGTAACTGGAAGTTAGAGTATGCTGAAGCTGAATGGCAATGGTATTTATCAGGAGATCCTAGTATTAAAAAGCTAGGTGATATATACGGTAAAATACCTCCTATATGGGAAAAGATGGCAGATGAAAATGGTCATGTAAGAAGTAATTATGGTTGGCAATGGCAACGTAATCATCAAATAGATTATGTAGTTAATAAGCTAAAGTCAAACCCTAATACTAGACACGCTGCAATAAGTATATATGACTGTAAAGAGCATGGTACATATGAGTCAGATACTCCTTGTACATATGCAGTACAGTTTACAATACTTAATGATAGACTAAATATGTCTGTCTATATGCGTTCTAATGACGTCTGGTACGGTTTCTGCAACGATCAGTATCAGTTTTCATCATTACAAAAAATGATTGCAGAGAGATTAAATATTGATGTTGGATGGTATTATCATCATGCACACAATATGCATTTATACAATAACAAGATATGAAATATTATATTTATCACATACCAGGTAAAAAAATCGGCGTGACGTGTAATCTTAATAACCGGGTCACAGTTCAACAAGGCTACGACCCTGATGAGTACGAAGTGTTAGAGAGTTCTGAAGATATAGATTATATATCAGAAAAAGAACAGTTGTTGCAAAGAGAGTATGGTTATAAAATAGATATGATACCATATAAAAACCTTAAACCAAATAGAAAGATGAACATAAATGTAACTGAACAAACCACGACATTCCCTGTACCAGTTAATAAACTGAAAGGAAGACTGATGGATAATATAGGTATGAGTTGGAGTACCGAGCACGGAGAGCTAAATATAACACCAATAACTATAAATTGGATAATGGATAACGTTAAAACTTCCATGTACAACAAGGACAGATGTTACGTGTATAACAAAGCATTTGCTAGATATTATGATAACAATGATGTATACGGAAAAGTTAATTACCCAAGAACTGGAGCGTTATCACCTACAAGTTCAATTTCCAAAAAACCTTTAAAAATGTTTTCAAACATAAGAGACTGGGCAGATCAAAGAGGTCTATACGAAAAAGGTAACACAATCACACAATATGTAAAGCTTCAGGAAGAAGCTGGTGAATTAGCCAAGGCATTATTAAATAATGACCATGACGAAATAAATGATGCTATTGGTGATATGGTTGTGGTATTAACAAACTTAGCACATCTGCACGGTACAGAAATAGAAACGTGTATAGCACAAGCATACAACGTTATATCGAAACGAACAGGAAAAATGATTAACGGAACATTTGTTAAAGATGAAGATTAAAACAGAAGACAAGATAGTACAAGCTGTACTAAGGAAGATAGATCAACGTAGTTTAGCTGGTCAGGCTAAGTATGGAGCTATGATGCACGAAGAGATAGAAGGCAACGATAAAAGTCTTGATGATTTTTTAGTTGATGTGCAAGAGGAGATAATGGATGCATTATTATATATTGAAGCTGCTAGAAGATGTCTAACAGACGAAATAGAAGA